AGTTGAGGGTTGGGATACACAACCGTCTTCCGATGCACAATAGAGTATGGGAGGAGATGCAAATTTATGGTGATAAAGGAGGCTCGTCCATTAGGGGCGAAGCTGAGAAACAGGAGAAGGTATGCGAAGGAGAGGTCTGCCACAACGAAATCTCCGAGCTATCTCTTTGGTCAGTTTCATGGGTTGGTAACAAGCCTGCCAACCCAGAGGCAACGGTGACAAACGTAACCACAGCCAAACAGACCACACTGGATGAGATACAGAAGATAGTGGACAGTGCTGTAGAGAAGAAATTAGGAAGGCGGGGAGGAAAGTGGTGTATTTTACATCACAGAACTCCCGGAAAGATAGGTAAGCCCATCAAGGGGGCTTGCCATGCTACGCGTGCAGGTGCGGAGAGACAGCACAGGGCGATGAATGCACGAAGGTTTGGCAAGGCCAAGTCGGAATTGGAGAAGATATTGAAGCGAATCCGTTATTTGAAGATAAAGTCTGAGTTTAACGACATAGTGGAGATAATCAAAGCTCCAAAAAAAAGGCGAGGTGGTCAGCAGTATGGGAGAGGTAGGACTAAACCCGGGAAAAAGCCAAGAAAAAGGGAGCCAAGTAAAACAGAATGGAATAATTGTATAATGAATGCAAGGAGGTTGAAGACTTATTACGGTGGGCCTATGACAGCAAACCCAGAAAGGCTATGTGGTTCTTTATGGTGGGACCATGAGAAATTTGGGCACAAAACAACAGGGTCAGATAGACAACCAAAGCCTCCAAAGAGGCACGCACCCGGTTCAGGAGGGAAAGAACCCGGTAGGGTTCGGGATATCAGTGGTTGGAAATTTAGGAACGCGATGTTTGGCGGTTCCTATAATCCTAAGACCCTAAATAGACAGAATATTGCCAGTATTTTGGGCGGTAAGAAGTAGTTTCCGGAAAGTTTCCATTACTTATATACCCATTGACAAATATAGAAGCATGAGCGAATGCACATGTGGTGGCACCCATGCCAAATCCATAGACGAGGAACTCGTTGAAACGGAAGATGTGGAGATAGCCGCTGGATTAGATGAGCCAGTTGAGGTTGACAAGGAGGAAGACTTAATCAAAGACATGGAAGCAACCCTTGCAAAACTCAAAGAGGTTCTTTCATATCTCGAGACAATGGACGGTGAGAAAGCCGAACTTGACGACGAGGAAGAAGAAGAGGAAGAACCAGAAGAAGAAGCCGAAGAAGAAGAAGAAGAGGAAGAAGAGGCAGAAGAGGAAGAGAAAATGGTGGAAGAAGAAAAATCTACAAAGATTGACGAACTCGCCAAATCCATAGCCACTTTGAAGAAACACGGCATTAACGTTTACACAGGAAAGAAAGCAACACCTGCCCCAGCTCCTAAAGCTGAGGAAGTGGAAAAGATTGATTTCCTGAGTATAAATAAATCCTTAGAGGAGATAGATAACATGGAAGGAAACAAAAACTTAGTAGGAGGTTTCTAAAATGGCAGGAATGAGTTTTGAAGACTACGTCAACGCTTATTACCGTGGCGGACTGGATATCTCCAAAAGATATGGCATAAGAAAAGATGATTTGACAACAGGCGACACCGCATACTTTAACACAATGTATGGTGCAAGTGTTTTTAATCAGCTAAACACAGAATCAGATGTATTCAAGTTATTCCGAAAGGAAGGCTGGACACAATCAGGTTGGAGAGTATTAACTGCCCGAACTGTAAGTGGTAGCAATACTGGAGTATCAGAAGGGGCCGCATTTGGAACATCTGATGTACCAGACCTTGCAGAAGTATATGCAACTATCAAAGAGATAGTAAGCCCATACACTGTATCGACAAGGGCATCAATTCTTTCAGAAGCAGATGATGGAGTAAAGGGACTTGCAACTTTCCTAAGAGCGCAGGCAGCAGAGGCACACGCATACTACATTGATGCAATGCTAACCGCAGATTACGCAGCAGGAGCAGCAGGTGACAACTTTGAAACCCTAACTCGTGTAGCAAGTAACTATGCTCAAGTAGGCGCACGTTCAGGAACTGTTGCAGCAGAGGTAGACATTTACAACCTTGGAGCAAGAGGAGACGGAGCAACATGGGCAGATGCTTATGTTAATCAAGCAGGTGGAACAAACCGAATATTATCATTGGACCAGCTTGACCTAACAATTAAGAATGCGATTGAGAATGGCGCAAGCTATGACAGTCTGATTCTCTTAATGGGTCACACACAGTTGGCGGAATTGAAACAGTTGATAACCGCTGGAACAAGCAATTTGTCATGGAGAATGGCAATGGAAGCACAGGCACCAAAGGGAACCAATGGAGTAACTTCACAACCCGGTCAGAACTTGGACCGACGTATGGGGTACTACGACAGCATACCAATCTATGCTACACAGCACTTGGCATCAACAATGACAGACCAATCTGGTGGAACTGGAATGGGTCCAATCCTATTGTTGGATATGGACAACTTGTACATGAAGATTGCAGCACCAACCACCTTCTTAGCACAAGAAGATTTGGCAAACGTGCAGGCATTGAAGCGTAATTACGCCTTCATGACCGCAGGTGAATTAATCTGTACCAAATTTGCAACACAAGGACTAATATCTGACCTGAAACTGGCTTAATCGGGGCTATGACATCATGGTTACGATTAGGTACAAAGGGCATAGGGCTACTGGGGTTAGGACTGATGGCGGGCGCGTTGTTACGTTCAACCCCAATGAAGTCCACACGTTTGACGAAGATGATAAAAGGTATCGAGACTTCGTTAAGAGAATCGTTGCCCAGTCGGACATATTTGAAATCCAAGACAAGGTTGGGCCTAAGGGCATCGGCAAAGGGGTTAGAACTGGGAGCAGACGTTCTAAGCGCAGGGGCCGACCTCCTAAAGCCAAAGAAGAAGTAAAACCACCAAAGTCTGTAATAGATAAGGTTAAGAAGCCCAAGGGTCTTAAGAAACCTAAGAAGGGGAAGGCTAAGTAATGGCAAATACAGTAACAACGACAAGGCACAGTAATTCAGTAAAGACGGCACTTGCCATAAACGGTGGAGCCGAATCATTAAGTACAACTTATGCAATTACAATAGACCCAATCGATGTTGAAAGATACGATAGGGCAACTATACAGATAAGAAACACTGATGGAAGTATAGCATATACTGCTCAAGTGTTTGGTACTTTGTTTGGAGAGCCATCGGCACCTGCAACGGCAGCAGCCGCGGGAAGTCATTGGTGTCAGATAGGTGATGACATAACTTGTGCAGCATCTTCAGGAACATTGAAGTCTATTTCTACAACAGGTTTAAGACAGCTATGTGTTAGAATAAAGACAGCTTCAAGTACAGATACATTGGATGCAGGAAACTGTTTAGTATTCTTACAGGGGACCATTTAGTGAATGGCTTCTCCTATATACTCTGAAATTGTCTTAGTAAGTGAGGTGGCCTGATGGGAGGCACAGTTACATGGACTGGTAATACAAATACAGTCTGGAGTACAGCAGGAAATTGGTCAGCAGGTGCAGGAGGCACAGCACCTCCAGCATCAGATGATGATGTTATAATTCCAAATGTAACTAATGACCCTGTGCTTGATGCGGATGATACTATCAATTCTTTAGTAATTAGCTCTGGAGGGAATTTTGATGGTAATGGTAACGAACTTACAATAGGTGGTGAGAATCATAATGACCTTGGTGGTTATGCAGTAAATATTGATGGTATAATAACTGGAACAGATACAGATATAACTATAGTAACTCAAGCAACGACAAATGTAGATATAGAAGCTACATCAGGTGCAATTAGAAATTTAACAATTAATCACGCAAGTTGTACAGCAAAATTAGCAAGTACAACGTCAATTACAGGCGACCTTACAATAACGGCAGGAACATTAAACACTGATGGAGACGAAGCACTTACAGTAACAAAACATATAGACATAACAGGAACACTTACAGGTAATGCTTCTGCTATATCAACAGGCACTATGACTATTCGAGATGGAGCTACGCTCACAAGTACAGGAACAATAACAGTAACAGGTAATGACAAAGCTAATTCACCTGCTGGTGCATCGTGGATTTGGAGGAATTATGAAACTGATGGAACGGCTTTTGCTCCTTCTGCGGGTAAAGTTCATTTTCTTGGTTCTGCTTGTAATGGAGGTTATTGTATGGAAAGTAGGTTTTACGAACTCGAAGTAGAGATTACTGGAGGTGGAGATATACAGTGGTTGGATTCTGATAACAATACTTTGACTATTTCTGATGATTTGACTGTTGCTGAAGGTTTGTGGCAAAGGAATGGATTAAGTGATACACTTACGGTAACTGGAGATGTAAGTATAGAAGATGGAGGTACTCTTGGTAGAAGCAATGCAACAGGGGCCAACAACTTTGGAAGTCTTACAATAGCAAGTGGAGGACAGTACAGTGCAACAAGCGGAACTACTACTCTTACAAGCAATACAGGCACAGGCACAAGGTCTTTCTATAATAATGGTGGAACATTTACACACAATAAAGGTAAAGTTAAATGCACTACTTCAGCAGGTACTAATTATGCATTTGACGAAGACCCCTTATATGACCTTGAAATAAATCACGGTGGCGCAACAATTAAGTTTGATGGAGCAAGTAATGAACCAGTTACAATTCTTAATGATTTTGATATTGTAGTGGGGAAGGTGCGAAATAATGGCACTGGTTCTCCGTGGACAGTTCACGGAAATGTATTCATAAGAGGTTCAAGTAAGTGGATTACTCAGGGAGCGACTACCAATATTAAGGGAACACTTACAGTAGAAAATGGAGCAGAATATGATGCAGCCAATGAAGGTTCAGGTAGTTCTGGAACATTAAATGTAGGAGGTATTAGAGTATTATGAGTTTAGCAAGTATGGCAGCATTAAATATAACAGGCACGGGTGGAATCATCGAAGGCAATTTACAAAATTCAAACGTTAATGTAAATCTTGACCCTGTTTATGGACATTGGGATGGTGGTGGTGATGCTAACGATAGTGTTTATTTC